ACACTAATATGGCACACGAGAATAGAAAAAAAGCTTTATTAAAGAAACATAATTTAGCCGGAGTCAACAAGCCTAAACGAACTCCCGGTCACAAAACTAAATCACATATGGTGTTGGCTCAAGATGGACACACTTTAAAACTCATAAGGTTTGGACAGAAAGGAGCTAGTACTGCAGGTAAACCTAAAGCTGGAGAATCTGACCGTATGAAAGCTAAACGTAAAAGTTTTAAAGCTCGTCATGCTAAAAACATTGCCAAAGGCAAAATGTCGGCTGCATACTGGGCAGATAAAGTAAAATGGTAAAGCTATGCCCCAACTAGGAAGCGATGAAAAACCAATGAAGCTAACTCCTAATCGTGTTGGTAAAGGTTCTAGAGTTAGACCTTCAACAGTTTCAAGACAAGAGTTTGCTGATAACTGGGATAAAATATTTAACAAAAAGAAAAACAATGCCGAAACCAAAGAAAAAGAAAAGTAAATCTAAAGTAAACGAAGCAGGTAACTACACAAAACCTGCTATGCGTAAAAGATTATTTGCTAAAATTAAAGCTGGAACAAAGGGTGGTAAAGCTGGTCAATGGTCAGCTCGTAAAGCTCAGATGTTAGCTAAACAATATAAAGCTGCCGGTGGTGGCTATAAATCATAACGGAGTATAATATGCAAGAAATAGCAATATTAATTATAATAACAATAGTAATTGGTGTTCTCATTAGAGATAAAAAGCCAAAACTATTTGAAAAAATAAAAACTAATTTAAAAAACTGGCACAAAGAGTAGTAACTGTTGAAACCTAAAGAAGATATAAATGATATATTATTGCGTAGACCTTTGCTCTATGCAGTCATTATTCCATCCTGTATGTCTATCATACCGGCTACTTTAGCAGTAACAGCTATTTATTTTTTACAACGATAGCATGGCATTAAAAGATTCACAAAGAAGTCTTAGGTCTTGGACTAAACAGAAATGGCGAACTAAGTCTGGCAAAAAATCAGCTGAGACTGGAGAACGCTATCTACCTGAAAAAGCTATTAAGTCTTTAAGTGCTGCAGAATATGCAGCTACTACTGCAAAGAAAAGAGAAGATACTAAAAAAGGTAAACAATTTTCTAAACAACCAGATAAAGTTTCTAAAAAAACTAAAAAATATAGAACAGTATGAATATGTTACCTGATGGTTATAAAAAAAGAACTACTTCAACTATACCTTTTGGGTATGAGTTTGATAGTAATACTGGCTATTTAAAACCTATTGAAGAAGAACTAGAAGCTTTATTAACTGTAGAGAATATGATAGTTAACGAAGAAGTATCTTTACAAGCTGCTGTTGACTGGTTAGAGTTTTCGACAGGTCGTAAAATTTCTACACCGGGTTTGAAAAAACACATAGATAAAAAGTATGGACCAAGAATTGAAAGATTGGGAAGAGAATCCTCATCTCTACTTGCAAGATAACGAAGGTAACTTTGTTTTAAAAAAAGATGGTACTCCTCGTAAAAAAGGTGGTAGACCTAATATTCGTGACCAAGCTAAGTTGTCTGCTCAACGAACTATAACTCGTAAACAAAAAAACATTCAAAAACTTGAAAACAAACTTAAGAATGCTAAACAATCTTTTAAAAAACAAAAAGATACTTTACAAGACTTAAGTGGTTCAGAAAAAAACCTCACAATTTCTAAAGATTTAGAAACTCTTCCACAAGCTGTACAAGAAGATTTACAAGATGCTAATGTCTTGTTCTCAGCTAACGATGGACCACAAACAGATTTTTTAGCTGCAGACGAGAAAGATGTTCTTTACGGTGGTGCAGCAGGTGGTGGAAAATCATACGCAATGTTGGTTGACCCATTAAGGTATGCTCATCGTAAAGCTCATAGGGCTTTAATAATAAGAAGGTCTATGCCAGAACTTAGAGAGATGATAGATAAGTCTCGTGAGTTATATCCTCAAGCATTTCCGGGTGCAAAATTTAGAGAAGTAGAAAAACTTTGGAACTTTCCAAGCGGTGCAAAGATAGAGTTTGGTTTCCTTGAACGAGATGCTGATGTGTATAGATATCAAGGACAAGCATATAGTTGGATAGGCTTTGATGAGATTACTCATTTACCTACAGAATTTAGTTGGAACTATTTAGCTTCTCGTCTTAGAACAACTGACCCAGAAATAAAAACCTATCTTAGATGTACAGCAAACCCCGGAGGAGTTGGGTCGCATTGGGTAAAGAAAAGATATATCGAACCAGCTGAACACAATCAAAGTTTCTTAGGACAAGACGGCTTAACTAGAAAATTTATTCCAGCAAAGTTAGCAGATAATCCATACTTATCTGATGATGGAGTATATGAGCAAATGTTAAACTCGTTACCTCCTATACAAAGAAGACAACTACTAGAAGGTAATTGGGATGTAGCTGAAGGAGCAGCTTTTGTTGAGTTTGACCCTGAAGTGCATATAATACCTCCGTTTGAGATACCTATGGTATGGGAAAGAACAAAAGGAGTAGACTATGGTTATGCTGCAGAAAGCTGTTGTTTGTGGGGAACTATAGATGTAAATGATAATACTTTAATAATATATAGAGAATTATACAGAAAAGGCTTGACAGGAGAAGAATTAGGTAGTATAATAACTGATATGGAGATGGTAGACCCATTTTCCGTAACTGGTGTATTAGATACTGCAGCGTGGGCTAGAACAGGAACTACTGGTCCAACTGTCGGTGAAGCTTTATTACGAGCTGGTCATAAGTTAAGACGAGCTGATAAAAATAGAGTACAGGGTAAAATCCAAATGCACGAGTATTTAAAGGTTCGAGAAAATGGTAGACCTAAGTTACAGATATTTAATACTTGTCCTAACTTAATAAGAGAATTACAAAGTATACCATTATCAAAAACTAATCCTGAAGATGTTGATACTAACGCTTCAGACCACGCATATGATGCGTTAAGGTATCTTATAATGGGTAGACCTAGAATGGAAAACCCTTTAGAAAGATTACGAGGTTTTAAACGAGATATGTTTAAACCTGCAGATAGTAAATTTGGTTATTGATAAATGGCAGAAAACGAAAATACATTTTTAACAGCTAACGATATCTATGAAGAAGTAGAAGGTGAAGCTGGTAAAGCTTTAACTTTAGAAGAGTCACAAGAAATAAATCTTGTAGGTATAATAAAAAGTCGTTATGCTTTAGCAGAGACAGCCAGAGATTCTGATGAAAGAAGATGGCTACAAGCTTACGAAAACTATAGAGGACTTTACAATAAAGGAGTAAAGTTTAGAGAATCTGAAAAATCTAGAGTATTTGTTAAAGTAACTAAAACAAAAGTTTTAGCAGCTTTTGGACAATTAGTTGATGTTATATTTGGTACAGGTAAATTTCCGATAGGAATTTCGGAAACAAATATGCCAGAAGGTGAAAAAGAAAATGCTTACCTTGATGCTAATAATCCTACAACAGGAATAGAATCAAATATACCTGATAATATTGGTAATAGATTACAAGACCCTATAGTAGAAAATCCATATGATGTAGGTTATGAAGGAGATGGTAGAGTTTTAAAAGCTGGTGCTACTTATGGTACTGGTATGTTTGAAGAAACTATTGAAAATCAATTAGCAGAACAAGGATTACTAGCAGAAGGAACATCACCATTACCACAAATTCCAGAAATATCTCCAGCTCAAAAAGCTGCAAGAAGAATGGAAAAGCTAGTACACGACCAGATAGAAGAATCTAATGGTTCAGCTGAAATAAGAAACGCTTTACTTGAATCAGCTTTACTAGGTACAGGAATTGTTAAAGGACCATTTAATTTTAATAAAAGATTAAATCAATGGACTACTAATGAGAATGGTGAAAGAGAATATAATCCTCTTGAAGTTAGAGTACCTAGAATAGAATTTGTAAGTTGCTGGGACTTTTATCCAGACCCTGCAGCTACTAACATAGATGAATGTGAATTTATAGTTCATAGACATAAAATGAATCGTAGTCAGTTAAGGCAGTTAAGAAACATGCCTTACTTTGATAAGGATGCTATACGAGAATGTATAC